ATATTTCTTGTAAATATTAATATTTTTTTGCATGTTAGGGGGATGGGAAACCATCCCCTTTTTTAGGAGAGAAATGGCTACGCCTCCGTTAATTTTTGGGCCTATACCGCCCTATAGCAATGTTCCTATCAATGCTCAGTTTTACCAACCGAGTCGATTTGTTATATCTGATGTTGCTTTAGGTCAAACAACTCTCGTAACGACAACAGCTAATCTAAATTATGTCATAGGTCAACTGGTTAGATTGATCATTCCACAAGAAAATGGGTGTAGTCAATTGAATGAACAGACTGGATATGTGTTAAGCATTCCTAATCCTAATCAAGTAGAAATAAGCATTAATTCATCACAGGCGAACTCATTCATTTCATCCTCAGGACAAGTTTTACCCCAAATATTAGCCGTCGGAGATGTTAATAGCGGCCTGACTAGCTCAACTGGAGTTAATCAGACATCTACTAATGTTCCCGGCGCTTTCATTAACATTTCACCACTATAGGTACATTATGACAGACGATAAAAGACCAAAAATGAAAACATCAGAAGCTGAAAAAGAGTTAGACAAAATCGCTGAATCTTCTAAGGATTTCGAAAATCAGCTTAAGGAAATCAATCTTGATACATTATCAGCGGCACCAAAAAAAGATGTAGAACCAATACATAAAATAGCTCAGACAGATATTGAAAAATCAAACGTACTTTATCTAAAGGCAAACAGGAGCTTTCAAGCCAATGAGAAATTTAACGAGAAGTACCGTCAAGATTATATTGAAGCGAAAGAATATGTAAAATTCATCGCAGAAAATAGAGAGTGCATCGGTGAAGCAATCACATTATGGGTTAAACCTTTTGCGGGTGTTCCATGCGAAGAATGGATTGTGCCAGTAGGAAAACCTCTTTGGGCGCCTAGATATGTAGCTGAAAGACTCAAAGGATGTACTTATCGTGAGCTTAAAATGGATGAAAGCAAGCCAGTCGGAACAAACCAATTTGGAACAATGACAGGTCAACTAATAGTAGAATCAACAAAGAATCGTCTCGATGCTTTGCCTGTATCTAATAGAAAGTCGATCTTTATGGGTGCATCGAATTTTTAATGTAAAGCGGATTTACATGAACGTAAAATATAAATTCAAAGGAGAAAAAAATGGCTAAACACCAAGAAAAGCATCATGCTAAACATCATAAAGAAGAACATCATGAGCATCATGAAGAACATTCTCATGCCCATCATGCTAAAATGGCTAAACATCATTTAAGCGCTCTTCATAAGATGGCAAAAATGGGACATAAGCATCATAAGGCAAAATAATGAATCTACTTAGCTCTATAATCACATATGTTCGAAGAATAATCAAATCACCGAGTGATTCTGATATCTCAGATTCTCTCATAATTGATTATATAAACAGATTTTGGACAAATGATGTAGACGCTAGGATTCAGCTATTCGATCTTAAAACAAAATATCAGTTTCTAACTACTCCTGGGGTAGATCAGTACAATATGCCTCTTTATAGCATACAAACTGAATCTCCAGGAAATTTGCCACAGTCAATTAGCTACTATCCTGTTTATCAGGGATTTTTTGGTCCATGTTTTGTTAATGGTATAGAGATACCATTCTATACACAGAGAAGTCAGTTTAACAACATTTGGCCAAATTACGTACAACTCAACGTACAGGTTGGAACAGGTAACGGGACAAGTGGTCCTTATACTCTCCCGTTTCCTTTTTTACCTGGTAATACGAGTCCTATCAATAATCCTATTTCTGCATGTATTATTAGAGGTCATATAGATATAGCTGGAATCATAGCTTTAAATAATGTAATTCCTGCAACGGTTCCTCAAGATCCACCAGTAGTTGGTAATTCTGGTTCTACTATTCCTCAGGTTCCTACGACTAGCGTTATCCCTTCAGTCTACTTTACCACTACTGGAGCTGATGGACAAAATATAACAGTTTGCGATAGTGGCCAATTCCTCACTGGAGCCACTAATTACGGTCTTTTAATGGAACCGAGAAATCCTCCTTTTGGAAATTTACCTCTTACAAATACGCCTGCTCCTACTCCGTTTTATACCACTACTCAGAATACGATAAACTATTTTACAGGGGTGGCACAGAATGTTTATTTTCCTATTGCTATCCCTGATGGGATGCCTATTAACGGTCTGTGTTATTATTATCAGATGGGTATTCCCAGATCGGTATTGTATTATAATAATGTTCTTAGTTTTAGGGCTCCACCAAACACACAATATCTTGTAGAAATTGATGGCTACCTAACACCTGCAGCTTACTTACAAAGCTCTGATGCTATCCAATACGCTTATATGTCAGAATACATTGCCAGAGGAAGCGCTAGGAAGATACTTTCAGATACTGGAGATATGGAACAACTGCAGTTTTACGAACCTTTTTTCCGTGAGCAAGAAATGCTTGTATGGAAAAGAAGTCAAAGACAATTCACTTCAACTAGAACTCAAACAATTTATTCTTCATCTATGTTTGGACAAACAGGATGGGGGATAGGAAATACAGCAGGATTTAACTAGTATGGTTAATTACCCTTATACGGAAAATATCCCATTTTCAACGAATAACCCTTCCGTTGATCAACCATTTATGCAGATTAACACTAATTCGATTAAGAATCTAATTGGTGAAGATCATGTGACCTTTGGAGACAATAACGGTGGTTTCCATAATCAGATGCGTATTCCTAATCAAATTGTTATGCCAACAGGAACAATATCTGGTTCGACAACTATTTATACAAAGTCTTTTCAGGGTAACTCAAACATTTTTTCTTCAAACGGTACATCTGCTAATGAATATCAGCTGACTAGACAAACTTCGAATTCGACTCAATTTGGTTTATTTGGATCAGAAACCAATTATGCCGCACCTGCAACAACATTAGGAGGGTGGACATTTCTTCCTGGAAATGGGGGTAATGTTGGTGCTGGAGTAGCTGCTTTGGGTGCTTTAATGTTTCAATATGGGTCTGGTAAGTTAAATGGAACATCTACGGCTTTCACATTTCCTATTACATTTCCTACTTCTCTTTATTCTTTGGTAATAAGCTCAAAAACTTTACCTTCTGGTCTTTCTGGTGGTCCATTTGTTTCTGCAGAAAGCACAACTGGTTTTTCTGTTGTAGCACCTGCCGGAACGTCTGGTATAACTGTTTACTGGATGGCAATAGGTTTATAATGGGTCAAAAACTTGTCATAGGTCCTTTAGATAAGGGTTTGCAGACAAATCGTCTCCCTTTCAATATAGACAATGACTCATTTCCGTTTTTAATCAATGCTTATCAATGGCGTGGACGTGTTAAAAGAAAACGCGGTACTAGGTTCATTTGTAGACTTCAGAGACATTTTGACTCTACTTCCACAGCCTATTCTCCTATAAGCACAATTACTTTAGACGCATCTGGAAATGGAAATTTACTTACGGGATTTTCTTTGGAAACGGATGGAGATATTGTTCCTGGATCGGTAACAATAGTGGGAACATTTAATACTTATACAGATCCTGCTAAAGACGGAACCTTATCACCTAGTGGAACGATTAACTATGCTACTGGTGACATTACTATATTGGCAGAAGCCAATCAAAATGTAACTGCTGTTTTCAATTACTATCCAAAGCTTCCCGTTATGGGATTAGAAGAAAGAGATCTTACAAATACTCAAGAAACTGGTACGCTTGGCTTTGATACCGTATATTCATACAACATATCTCAATTCTTTCCCTTTACAGCAACTGATGTTAGCTGGTACAAGAACCCTCCTACTGGTTCTTATCCTGGATATACCCAGAAAACTACAAGTACTCCTGTAAGATGGAATGGTCAAAATTATCAGCAATTTTGGACTGTGAATTATGAGAATGCTCTTTGGGCTACAAATGGAATCACATTTCCATTTACAACTACAAATATCGGCATGCAATTTAAACCTATTCTTGTCGTCACAGTTCTTTCACCAACTACTGCAAATCTTGAAATAACTACGCATGGACTAGTTGTTGGTGATTTTGTTTTTGTAAATGAGGTTTTAACCACTACTGGAATAAATTGGCAAACCGGATATGTCACAACTGTAGTCAACGCTAACAATGTTATTGTCACTTTTCCTGATGCAACATTAGCAATAAATGGAACAGGAGGAATTGCTCAATATCTTACAAATAATGCTGATAACACACTGGATTGCATTAGATGGTATGATGGCGACCCTACAAATGGAAGTTCAACAGCTCCGGTATTTATTCCAAATAAGGGATGGGTTAATTTCATGCCTCCTTTATCTCAAAGTGCCTTTTCAATTGGTGACTTACCGCCATTGATCTATTATCTTGTTGGAGCAAGGATGATAGTCCCTTTCAAAGATAGACTACTTTTTATTGGACCTGTCGTACAAGCTTCAAGCGGACTGCCAATATATCTTCAGGATACAATCGTTTACAGTCAAAACGGTACACCATATTATACCGCATCATTTACAGACGATGTCGATCTTCCAACAACTCAATTTTTCCCAATATTAGTACCAGAAAACCAAATTGCTACAGCTAATGCTTATTTTTGTGATCAAGCTGGATTCGGTGGATTCATAACATTTGGCTCTAATCAAAGGATAAATACAGTATCCTCTAATGAAGACGTTCTAATCTTAGGATTCGATTCATTACAAGCCAGATTAATTTATTCTGGAAGCGATGCTGTCCCCTTTAATGCTTTTGTAGTTAATTCAGAATATGGATCAACTAGTACATTTTCAACGATTAACACTGATGAAGGTGTAATGGCAATAGGATCTAGAGGCATTACTATGGCGGGTCAATCTCAAGTAGTTAGAATTGATTTACCAATTCCTGATGAGATTTTCCAATTTCATCTTAACGACAACGGAACTCAAAGAGTCACTGCTCAAAGGGATTTTATAAATGAATGGGTATACTTCACTTACGTTGATAATGAATTTAATACAATTTTTCCTAACCAAACTTTACTTTACAACTATAGAGACAATTCTTGGGCAATGTTCCGAGAGTGTTATACAACTTATGGCCCTTTCTTAGAGCGATCTGGACTAACATGGGCAACAGTTGGTAGTATTTATGAGATTTGGGAAGATTGGAATACCCCATGGAATGCAGGAAATTCTACTGTTGGACAACCAAAAGTAATTGCAGGCAACCAACAAGGATTTGTGGTATCAAGAGAATCTGGAACGGATGAATCAGACTCTCTTTACATTACTTCATTCTCTGGTAGCATTGTAACTTGCATAGATCATTGCTTAAACGAGGGAGACTATATAATTATTTCTGGATGTATAGGAACGATTGCACAGGAAGTCAATAATCAAATCTTTTCAGTTGTTACAGATATAACTAATCCTGATGTATTTACATTGAATCCGACAATATCCTCAGGGACATACTTTGGAGGCGGTTACATTACTCGCATGTATGTCCCATTTATTCAAACAAAGCAATTTCCTGTAGGATGGGATTTATCTAGAAAAACACGCATCGGTGTTCAACAATATTTGCTTACCAAGACAGACGATTCTCAAATCACATTATTGATTTATCTAAGCATGAATGCAGCTTCTTCTTATTCAGAAGGACCTATTTTACCTGCTTTAAATACGCAGAATAGCTCGTTGATATACAGTACTATTCTTTTTACATGTCCTGAGAGCACGAATATAGGGCTTACACCAGCCAATTCTAATTTACAGATGGTTACAGGAAAACAACAAGCACAAATATGGCATAGAAAAAATACTTCGTTGATCGGGGATGTTGTACAGCTTGGATTTACTCTTTCAGATGCTCAAATGCGATCTTTTACTAAATCAGCCACATCATTTGCAATCACTGGAGCAACACAAGCTGATCCTTGCGTGTTAACTTGCTCAGCTCAATTTCCTACTGGGACGATTATACTCATAGAAAATGTTGTTGGAATGACTGACTTGAATAACAATAATTATTACGTAATTTCTTCAGATCCAACGACTGTTACGATCAATGTGGATTCAACTGGTTTTGGAGAATATGTTTCTGGAGGAATTGCTACTGCTGTTAGTCCAGTTAACCAATTTGACGAAATAGAACTGCATGGAATAATCATGGATGTAAGTGCATCGCAGGTATTGGCGTGAATAATATAACCAACCAAGTTGCATTTTTACCAACCACACGAGAATTTCCATCAGATGGAGAGCATTTATCCGTCGAGGTAAGTAGATCTTATATTAACGTAGCCAACGCAGTAAACGCACGCACAATTGGAATATTTACAACCAATAGGCCGGCTGCTAATGGAGAATACTGGTTTCTGTTTCAAAACAAACGACAGCAGGGATTTAGGCAAGCTTATAATATACCAGCGATTAGTGCTTATCCCCATCTCATACCACATGGGATAAATATTACTCGCATTGGTGGATTTGTAAGGATTTGGGGTACGTTTACAGATGGAACGATTTGGTATACATTGCCTTATGTAGATATTTTGAGTGCTACAAATCAAATAAAGATTACTGTAGATGCAACAAATATTATCATAGATGCAGGCGCTGGAACTCCTCCAACTATTTCATCTGGAACGATTGTTTTGGAGTGGACCGCTCTCCCGTAATATGATAGGATAAAGAAAAAGAGGTGATTTATGGCTAGAGATAGAGGTCAGTTATCTGGAGAAGTAATACCAAGGGGTTTTAGAGCCGCTCAATTACAAAATTTTACTCCTCAACAACAAAAGCTTTTCCAACGCAGTTTTGGTCAAGTTAGTCCTGAGAGTTATCTTTCAAGACTTGCCGGGGGAGATGAAGGTTTATTTGAGCAAATGGAGGCTCCCGCATTAAAGCAGTTCGGTCAACTTCAAAGAGGCATGGCATCTCAATTCAGCGGTGCTGGAAGCTTTGGGGCAAGACGTAGTAGTGGTTTCCAGAATCAACAATCACAGGCGGCCATGGATTTTGCTCAACAATTGCAAGGAAATAGATTGAATTTACAGAGACAAGCTTTGCAGGATCTGATGGGATATAGCAATATGCTATTAAATCAAAGACCATACGAAAGATCACTAATAGATAAAAAACAAAAAGAAAGTGGTCTTGGTGGATGGGGAAGCATCGGTGGGGGTCTTTTAGGAGGAGCTGCTGGATTTGCTTTGGGAGGACCAGGAGGGGCATTTCAAGGGGCTTCCTTAGGCGCAGGTATAGGATCAGGTTTCGATTAAGGAGATATTATGCCAATACAAGTTATTAGACGCACACCTCAACAAGGACCTACAAGAGGTGAGAAAATCGGTGCTGCTTTAAGAGGCGGTCTTAGTCAAGCTGCTGAAATGTATCAATCTCATCAAATGAAGAAAGAAGCTGATCAGGCTAGAGAGGCTGAGGATATTTCTTTGAAAGAAAGAGGATATGATCTCCAAGGGGTAAGAAATCCTAAAATAAGAGAACTTCTCATTCAAGGAAAAGATAAGCAAGCAATAGAATTACAAAAACAAGAAAATCAAAAGAAACTTGTTGAATTCAAGGATCTTACTCGAAGAAAACTAATTGAAGACATATCAGGAAATGGTTTCAATAAAAGACAAGAAAGTAAATATTCTCCAGATGAATACAACAGAGCTATTTTTGAATCTGCTGAGGAATTAGGTATTCCCTTAAATGAAAAACTATATCAGGATTCATTTAGAGATTTAGTACAAAATAATGAATTACCAAGAGAGGAAATGGAAAAAGATCCATTTCAAGAGGCAGAATTATATGCTGCTGCTGGTGAACATGATTTATCTAGGGTTGCATCTGAACGAGCAAGAGCTAAAAATAAAGCATTCGAAGCGGAAAGAGGATATCACACAAAATTTTCTGAAAAACAGGAATCGCAAGCTGAGCAACTTAGAGAATCGATACCAAGAAAAGAAATGGCATTAAATCATGCTAGAGATGCCGTTGAAAGTGCAAATATGGAAACTTTTTCCTTAGATTATTTGGCCGATTTAACAGGAAAAGATGTTTTTAGAACTGCCAAAGGTGCTCAATTAATCACTGCCAGCAAAGAAAATCTGATGAGCAATATGGGTAGAGTAAGTGCACGTGCTCAAAACCAATGGTTTGAGCAAAGACTTAATTCCATGTTTCCTAAAATTGGACAAAGCAAAGAAGCTAATTTAACGGTACAGGAAATGCTTGAAGGAGAAGTGGCTTTAGATAAGGCATATCTTAACGAATTTGATCGTATAGCTGATGAAGACATGAAAAGATATGGATATGTTAAGAAAGACGCCTCAAAACGAGCGCATCAAGTTTTAAAGCCATTAGAGAAAGAGATATTTCAACGATCTACTTATCGAATGAAAGAAATTGAAGAGCAAGAAAAAGGCTTAAAATCAATGAAGTCAAATTTAGGTAAGACTGTTCCTAAAGGAACACCCTTAACTCTTGCAAATGCTAAACTTTTTAAAGAAAAGTATGGCGATAAAGCTCTAAAAATGGCTGAATCTTTAGGTTATTATGTCCCATCTATAGAAGAATTTGGTATCTATCAAATGACTCCTCAAGAATTTAGAGAAAGGTTTTAGTATGCCAGAATCGATATTTGATCTTTTGGATGATGATATTAAGCCAGGGAAAGAGGGTTTTTTAGATGTGGCTTCTAGAGCTCCTATGCCTAATGAAAAATCATTCTTTAATGATATTGCTGATTATGGAAAGACTATAATTAAAGGCGGTATTGAAGGGTTAGGAAGATTAGGGAGAATAATGGGACCTTTGCAAGATTTTCCTGATATCACTGAAGAAGGAGAAATAATAAAGCCTAGATCTACTGAAGAACAGCTTGAGGAACAGACAAAAAATTTAGATGTCTTATTACCTACTGTTGAAGGTGCCGTACAAAAAGGAATAAGGCGAGGGCTTAGAGAAACTCCAACGGCTTTGGCTTTCCCAGGTGCGTCAACTTCTACTATTGGTAGATCTCTCGCAGCAGGTGGAGCGGGTCAACTGGCAGAAGAATTGGGAGCGCCTGAATGGGTTCAAACAGCAGCTGAATTTACTGCTTTTATGGGTCCTGATTTAACTAAAAAACTAATTTCTAGTGGAAGCAATAAAGAAATAATCAAAGAAGCTAGGAAAATGGGTTTGACTGATGAAGAAATAACCCCGTTAATCCAGTCTGATTTTAAACAAAAATGGCTATCAAAAATTACTCCTAAAAGAGGCGCTACAGAAAGAGTTTTAGGTAAAACAAAAGAATCCTTAGGAACTGCCTATAAAAATTTATCTAAGTTGCCTGGTGCTAAAAATGAAATTTCAGAATTAAACAATGGAAAATTAATCAATTCGCTGAAAGAAAAAATTGCACTTATGCCTAGAAAAGTGCAAGCCAAAGTCAATAAAGATTTTCAGGATTTACTTGGAAATAAGATAACGGGCGAAAGCCTAATGAACTTCTACTCTGATGTCAATCATAGTCTTGGTGGAAAGACTAAACAGCTATCCTTATTGAAGGGTCCTATCAAAGATGCTATAAAAACTTTATCTCCTGATCTTGCCAAAGACTTTGATACTGTCAATTTGCTATATTCAAAATATTCGAAAATAGCAGGAAAGCTAAAGCCTTCTCTGACATCGGATATTGTATCTGGAGTAGAAACTTTAGCGGCTGGAGGAGCTTTAGCATCTGCAGTAATGGGTAACCCTTATTTTTTAGGTCCAATTGCAACTAAAATTTCTTTTGGTAAATTGTCTCAGCAAATGCTTACAAATCCTAGGTTGCAGCAAATAACAACAAAACTTGTCCAGGGGATAAATCAAAATAAATGGTATATAGTTAAGAATCTTTTGGGATTGTATGCTAGGGAAATTAAAAATGATTCTCCAGAAATGTATGATCAGCTCAAAAGCATTTCTGAAGAAGATTTGAAAGAGTTATTTAGTCAAAAAGAAGCGGGTAAATAAACCACCAAAATAAAAAACCTAAAATATAGCTCATTTATTTTCTCCCCTAACCCTTTCTTCAATTTTTATCATTCTTTCATGAAAATCTTTCATTTCATCATGAATTGCCCTAACCAATTCTCTAGTTGATTCTAATTTAGCATCTACATGCCTTATGTCCGCTCTAGATTCCGATCTATTCCACAAAAATAAAGGAATAATCATTGCTGAATTGGCAACTAATACGCCTAAAATTGTTAGTACTCCACTTGATTCACTCATTTTTTCCCTTCCCTTCTTTCTTCTAATGCACAAAGCCTACCATGAAAATTCTTCATTTCCGATTGAATAGTTTCGATTATTCTACAAGTGTGTAAGAAATCTGTTCTCGATTGCCTTACTGACCACAAGAATAAAGCCATGTTAGCGCCTAATATCGTTAAAACTTGCGTCCAATCCATAATTTCTCACACATTTATTTTTTATTCTATATTTAGCAAAAACATCTTCTTCGCTTTTCTTTCTAAGAGATGATGGAAATTTAATGTTACATCTTTCTTCTGTGTTTAATTTTTCATATTTTTGTTTAGAGTGTATGTACAACTCAAAGCTAATTTTAAATATTAAAATCCAAGAGAAAATTAGAAGTGTTATTAAATAAGAAATTTTAATTTTTTCTTTCACTTCCTACCTTCCCTAACTTCTTTCATAATTTCTACGTACATTTGGTACAGTTGATCAATCCTAGCCATTTGCGCATCGACCCTTGCTGTTTCTGCATCAAGTCTATCGTGTATTGCATTGGTGTCGTTTTTTATCTCTCTACGAAAATAAAACGTTGATCCTACTACAGTAAATATGATGGAAGCAGTTTGTATCCATTGCTCTAAATGTACCCATGTTTCATTCATGATTTCCCCCTCAAAGCAGCTTCGTTTATTTTTTTTCTTTCTTCTTCATTCTTAATCGCTGGAACAACATCATTTATTATAGTTAACCCTAAATACTTTACACCCTCAATTCCTACTGTTTCATTAGTAAGATTAAGTATTGCTGTAAAATATGCGTCTACTGCTAAAACCAGGCTGATGTTGTTTTTTTCTGAAAATTTTAAAATGTTTTTGCATACTTCATTTAAAAAATATCCTTTTTTTTCTAGATATTCTTCTTCGCTTATTTCACTCATGCTTTTCTTTTGCCTTTTCTGAAGCATCCATCATCATAATCTCTGTCTTAATAGCTGCTACATCTTGCTCCATCCTATCAAGCTTTTGATGCTCTTTATGTCCCAGAATTAGCAAGATTCCTGATAGTAAAACTAATATTGCTGTCATTTTCTGTCTCCTTGTTGACTAGATTTGTTACTTGTGTTACCTTAGATACAATATATCAACACAAGGAATTAATGTCAATGGCAATGATCAAAGAACGCGTACATAAGTACTGTACAACATATCAAGTGATGATTCGACGCAAGGGTTGTCCTACATTTTGCCTCACATTTGATGACTATGATGAGGCTAAGGAATGGATTCTTGAACATGAGCCTAAATATGTCGCTAATCCGGATAAATATATTAAGATTATGGAGAAGAGAAGAAGGTATGCATTAAGGCAAAGAGGGTGGAATGAATGAGTTATATTAAGTTATATATAGTTATAGTGGGATATATGTATGGCATATGACAAACCACTCGCCCCAAAACAACTGCAATTTATCCTTGAATCAACCAAAAAATGGAACATAGCTCATGGATCAGTACGCACAGGAAAAACGGTTTGTACGCTTATTCGATTCATGCAAGCCTGCTGGGAATGCCCTGACAACCAACTATTTATGGTCGGTTACACATCTGATACAATCTATGATAATGCCATTAGGCTGCTTTTGGAGTCCGAACAATTATCCATTTTTCGTCCATATCTCACCTGGTTTGCAGGAAAGAGAGAACTTCGTTTCGGAGATAAGGTTATATCGACTCTTGGGGCGAAAGATGAGGGGCATCTCGGTAAGTTTCAAGGACTCACGATGTCTGTTGTATATTGTGACGAGATAACTTTATATCCAACGTCAATTATTAATATGATAGATACACGACTATCAAATCCTCATAGCATTGCATTTGCAACATGCAACCCCAAACAACCTAAACACATTATGAAGGAATGGATAGATAAAGCAGATGACGGAGACCCTAACTATTACGCTTTACATTATGTTTTGGACGATAATGTATTTCTTACCAAAGAATATAAGGACCGCATTAAGCATAGTTCGGCTGGCATTTTTTATAAACGTAATGTGCTGGGTTTGTGGTGTCTTGCAGAGGGAGCAATTTTTGAGTTTTTTGATCCTGCTTTGCATGTCTTATGCCGTCCTCCTTGTTCGGCAGAATATTGGATCGCTGGAATAGATTACGGCACAAACAATCCATTTTGCTGTCTTTTGATTGGTGTATCTACAGGGAGATATACGCAAACAGGTAAACGTATATGGGTCGAAAAAGAATATTATTGGGATCATAAGAAGAAAGGTAGGCAAAAAACTAACAGCGAGCTAGCTGATGACGTTCAAAAGTTTTTGGAAGATTATCCGGTTAGAAAAGTATATATTGACCCAAGCGCAGCATCTTTTGAATTAGAATTACGGCGTGCCGGTTTGCCCGTTATACATGCTGATAATGATGTAGAAAAAGGAATACAGATCATGACAGATTTAATGTATAAGGGCGTATTGAGTGTTCTAGATTGCTGTCCAAATTTGATAAATGAGATCGAAGGATACGTATGGGACCCAAAACTAGGTGAAAAAGGCGTCGACGCACCATTGAAGAGGGATGACCACGCAATCGACAGTTTACGCTACGCGGTATGTACGCATAAAGTCACAGAGTATAATCCGTATGAAGATGACAATAAAGGAAGATTTAGGAATAGATATGACCCATTCGGAAGATGATGATATACTTTGGGATAATTGCTCTAATTGCGGAGAAAAAATAAAGAAGATGAGGTTTTTTTTGAAAATTAATAATCTAGAAACTTTTGAAGAACTACAAAGGGAATATTTTTGCTCTACTGAATGCCTAATGAAATGGTCGACTGAAGAACATGAGGTACCAGTTGAGAAATAGAGCCAAATGCAAAATCTGCAAAGACATCATAGAATCTCTACAGAAAAACGATCACGTGTCTTGTAAATGCGATCAAATTAGCGTATTCGGAGGCGAATCTTTATGCTGTCAAGCTAAAGACTGGGGTAATTTCATCCGAATAGACGATAATGGGAATGAGGTATTACCGACGATAGTTGACCCTGAGCCAAAGCGTAAGCCGACTAGAATTGAACTTATTGCAATGTTAGATGAGATGATTAAGTCTATTGAGGCATTGCCTGATCAGGCGATGATCGTGAGTATCAATCAGTATGATTTTTACTCACTGCTTGTGTTGTTATCTTCTTTGTTTAAGTCAGAAGAATTGGATAAAGATTCAGTTTGATTTTGTTTTTCTTTTAACATTTCAACGAAAGCATCCATTTTATCAACATCTTGTTGAGTTAGTTCAATGCTAGTTCCGTCTTTTTGTTGCAGATATTGTTTACCTAGCCATACTTGCATTTGTGGATTTCCTGCCATTGCTTTTTTAAATTGGGCAGCTCTTAATAAACTAAGTCCTTTACTCAGTTGTGTGGATGCATATAACGTAAATGTTGTTCCCGTATGCTCTTTCACACGATCGTAAAAGGTTTGTTCATGCATGTTGAAGTGACCAGCTATTTCTTTACCAGTACATTGCGATTCTAAAAGTCTATCTACTAATTCCCAGTCAATTGGTTTTTGTTTTCTTCCAAACTTTGTTTCTACTAAAATATCTACTGTCATAAATATTTCATTATTCTTTTTAAAATTGCTTCTTTGTTTTTCTCTAATAAAATCATACTTGAATAATCACAAAAACATTTACCATATTTTCTAGTCATTTTATGTGTTAAGGTTATTCGATGAATTCCAAATATTTCTGCTATTTCTTTACACTTTTTCTTTTCAAGAATAAGTTCATCCAGTTTTTGCCAATCAATAGGTATTTCCTTAAAATATTCTATCATTAATTAGCATTTCCCTTTCTTAGCCATCTTCCCTTTTTCTACCAAAGCATCTCTTGCCTTATCCTTAGACAAAATACGTCTAGTGTCTTTTTCAACGGCTTTTTCTTTCTTCAAAAGTTTCTTATACTCTTTATCCATAAATTCTCTTTTTGTCAATCACATTTATGTTGCAATAATAACAAACAATGCACAATAGTGACATTATTCATCAATGCGTCCTTGTTAGCGTCGCCCCTAGCATAGTGTTAGGGGCGTTTCTTTATCTTTTGACCGCAAGACTCACATTTTTCGCACTTAGGCTTTTCTTCATCTTCTTCATCGGTATCATTTATGTCAATCTCAAGTTCTTGTGGAGTAAAACCTACTTCGAGTAATAAATCAACATCCCAGCAATCGCCAAGCACGTCAAAGTCCCAATCGCCGCTAATACGATTTGAAATAAGTACATACTTTTTCCTCTCTTCATCAGTTAGAGGACGGTTCGGTACTCGCACATCTATTAATCCTTTATGACCCATTTTCTTTAGGGCCCTAACGCGCATATGTCCGGCGAGTATCGTATTGTCTGCGTCAACTGCTATGATCTCGACGTAGCCAAAATCAGTCAAGCTTTTTTTTAATCTTTCAAAATCGTTTTCATGGATCTGTCGAGGATTATGTTCAAATTCTTTAAGTGCAGATATTTTTCTTTGTTGAGTGGTCCAAGTAAGATCAGTCATCTATCAATTTCCGTGATTTCGCCATTATGTATGATGGTGATCTTATTTTTTGTGACTTCAATCACTGAATCATTAGGGATGGTATAAGTATTACAACCAATCACGATCCTTATTTGATCATCTCCAAATAACATAAAAAACACTCGTCATACAACTTTGGCCGATAAAATAAAAATCCCTCAACACGAAAAAACGCATTGAGGGAAACTAACAAAGAGAGGGCTCAATTCAAATCCCTTTAACAGGAACTGTCAGACTCGGCGATACATTGGGTTGATTGCTCGCTGTATCGTCGATTGTATCAGTTGCAGTACCCTGAGTATGGGCCATGCTCACGTTATACGTGCAACTACACAAAAAAACTAACAAAAAACATGAGATAAATTTCATTCTTAAACTCTATTAAGGAGTTAAACACGTGTGAGCTTTCTGGTTTTTGGTCTACTTATTCCTGAAGAAGTTTCCCATTCCATTAAACCCGCATACATTTTACCATATGTAAAAAACCAATCAGCGTCAATCAAAAAAAGCATTTCTTTCGGATAATATTTCTTGAATCGCTTAATCTTGGTCATTGATTTTGAGTCGTAGTATCCCTTAACTTCATACCAAATTATTTTTCCGTCTGCTTCTTCTACACAAAAGTCTGGCTTGTAGCTTCTAACTCCCCTTTTAATCTCTTCAAACCAGAAATCTTTTGGCTCATATAACCAATCTTTGATCTGTCCTTTCTCTTTCTTAAACTGCAGGTATCTAGCAAAATTAGATTCCCAGATGCTTTTATAATAGTGCTTTTTACCGCCTATTTCTCTCCATGCTGCTTTATTCGTTCGAATCATAGCATAATCCCATTTCAGCAAGAACGTCTTTCCATTCGAGAAAATCCTCTAGAAGAAATCCTATCTTTTCCCCTAGATGATATATTTCTTTATCTTTGTAGTAATCCTGTTGTAACTCTTGAAACTGATCTTTTACCAGAACCATGATGTCTTTTGCTAAATCTTGTGCGATGTCGATATCTGGGTTATTGATAAGCTCGTAAATGTAAAGATACATAGCGCCTAATTCGATCATGCTTACACCGCATGAGTGCATTGCGTCGAAGTCGATGTCTTTAATGTCAATATCGCTCATTTGTCACCATGGGTTAAAGTGTAGTTGTCTACTGCTTCAAGGACTTTTTGGCTAAAACGAACATAAAGCTCTTTGTCGGCGAATTTTAGCAATGGGTAGTACTTTGTCTCACCTTCAACCTGAAAACTCAATGCTGGGAAGTTAATCCACCTAGAATCGCCTTTTTTGAAGATCTGCATCTTATTAATGATGAGTTCCCACTTTGGGACCTTGATGCAGATCTCCGCGACTAGGCTTCCTTTGCCTACCGGTTTGTATTCGAGTATTTCCATTAACCGTAAACCTTAGCGTATATGGCTGTTTCGTGAATCCCTAAGAGTTCCAGATCTTTCTTAAATCTGTTTATCTCTTCATGATATTGGGTCTGTATGTAACTTTCATACAGTTTGCTTCTTGGTTGGTCAATGTTTTTTCTCTTTCGAGATGATTTAGGTTTGATTTCTAGCATTTTAGGTTCCTTATAGTTAAGTTTTAAAAATTTGTGAAATAAGGTCGTTTAGACCTTCTAAATATCCTTCTTTAAAACCATTGATAAAATCTTCGTTTACTATACACTCATCTGGCCTAAAGTGAATGAATTCTATATGGTTTTTTAATTTTTCTTCAATATATTGTTTTACATAAATGTCTAATTTTAAATCTTTCATGTCGTTTTTTCCTTGATTGTTTCAATTTGAAAGCTTTCGCATAATTCTTCAAATTTCTTCCAACTGAAATATTGATCAAATTTTATCGAATTATTACGCATACCTCTCACAAAAGCAATGCCATCGGATTTTAAAAAACATTCCGCGTTATTATAAATTTCCCCGTTTTTGAAGATTTTTTTCACTTTCTCGTAAGGAGTTTCTGAGGTTTTTTTCTTCATTGATTCAAGGGATAAGCCCTTCTTGCATGCAAATTTTATCTGTGCAGCAAGACATTTATTTGGAGGATTATCAGGATGAAGGGACCATTTGACTGCGTTATATACTACTTCCAAAGGATATTTTTTTGTAATTTCCAATTGATCTTCGATAGGAATTTTTAATCCCCTGAGAGAAGGATAAATTATAGGCTTTTCTTCTTTTTCTAATTCAGAAAAAACAGCAGCAGCATCAGGAGGCGGCGCCTGATGCTGCTGCTGTTTTTCTTTAGGTATTGTATTTATGTTATTGTTATTAGTTACCCCGATTGGGGTCTCTAGTTGTCCCGTTTGGGGTAACCAGTTACCCTGTTTGGGGTTTCTAGAAAGATTTTTTGAAAGATATTCCGCAATCTTTTGCAAATCAAGACGATAGTAATTTTTGCATGGAACACCAAATTTATATACTTGAATAAATTCGAGTTCTTGAAATTTTTTGATGATGGCTCTAAAAGGTTTTTCTTCAATGGCGCATTTATCCCATGCCCAGGAATGAGTATAATACATCAATCCATCTCCATGTTCTGGATGAGAACAAAGATTTTCATTTGCCTCAAGATATCCATATCGGTCGATAAAATCGGCTAGCAGCATAGCGCCTTCTATGCCGAGAATTTTAGCAATTTCTACGTGAATACTTACATATTTAGAACTCGGTAAAAGTGATGTAAGTAGATTAATTGAATGGTTCATTCTTTCACCTCCACCAGATATCCGGCTTCAATCAAATTCTTTATTACACTTATTGGCAAATCTATTTCATCTTCTAAAAGCATCAAATAGGATAAGCATCCTTTTGATTCCCATGAGATATTTGCATCTTTTAATAGGTTGTAGGGATGTTTAGATATTAATTGATATTCTTTTTCATCGTGTCGAATTAATCCAAGAAAATGATTATCTTCTCTTAAAATTTTTAAAGGCATAGCAAACCCTTGTGTAAAATTGTTAGGTTTGCTACTATGGAGACAACCGCTTGAGCTCCATAGTAGCAAACTTCGTTCCCCCGAGAAATCTCGGGGGATGAATCTTTTCTATCTTAAGTCATCTATTTTGGCAAATCTTTTCCTGAATTTTTTTTTAGTCCTTCTAAATATTCATAATACTCACCCATAAATGTTTTCCCGTTTTCTTCATTTGATAAAAAACCATCTATCAAACATGATACAGCTATATCAAAATCTTCATCAAAAAGAGCGGTTATAGCTTCTTTAAAATGGTCCTTCTTCATTTCTTTTTCATTCATTCTCTAACCACTCTATGATTTTTTCATCTTAACATTTTGAAAAGAAGGCATGTTCCCTGGTCTCTGAGGCCTATCCTTGCAATACCAACACTTCTCGTCACCGCAAGCCTTCTCTTGCCATATATTGCATTTATCGCAATAAAATGAGTCATACCTTTCGTTATAAGATAGACGTCCTATGCACTCTTTACATTGCTTCATTTTAACCTCGCATGTAATATAATCCTATAGCCGCTTGGGTTGACCTAAATGCCAAGACTGGATGGTTTAGTCGATTTGAGCGGCTTTTTTTCTGTCTTCCCTTATCTTCCTAAGTAGTTCTTTTTCTTCCCTTAATGTCATGACACCCTGATTAAGTATATCCTCTTCACTAACCATTCCCCTACTCCACTTAGATATCGACTTTGCTAATTTAGATCCAGGTATCAATCGTCTATTCACTATCTTTCGTACATATTGAAAATCGTATCCGATGCTATCTGCTAACTTTTTTATGGATATTTTCTTAAGTTCTAAGTATTTGTCTAAATCCATGTTTTACCTCCTTTTTCTCTACTCTAACTTAACTCAGAATAAATTTCAACCGTGAATTGTTTTTGCTTTTTTCCTTGCGTTAAATTTACCGTTTTGTTATATTGAAGATATCAAAGCCAAGCTCCTTGTCGACTGGGTTAACAGCCCAGCAGGTTGAGCGGTGAGATACTAACAAGAGAGGTGAATATGAATGCAAAGCAAGTGTACGAATTTCTCGTACAACTGAAATTAGGAAGTAGTTATACAGGAGCTATATTTCAATGCTTCGACAATAAGCGAAGCGGCGTATGGAATGACACTGTCTTTAATGCAGTGAAGCAAGGATTAAAGCTCTACTGGAGCAATAAAGAAGGTTTTGAAATTTACTTAGGTGTTTGGAGGGGGTTAGTATGTTAAATAGATGGATTGATCTGGAAGAATATGACTACTGGCTTGACAACAAGCGTTGGGAATACCAAAAAGAAGCTGAGTTGAAGATTAAGGAACTTGTAGGATATATCATTTACGAAGACTTTCTTGAAATGTTAAAAATTGCATTATGTAACGAAGAGCCTGTGTACGATGATGTGTGGAATAAGTTAGATCTTAACTGGATGCACTGGGTTGCTTTGACTATGACGGATAAAAAGTTTGAAGAAGAATTAACAAAATGGAATGAGGTGGAGTAATGAGAACATCTGAAACAATTAACGACTTAGCTAAAGCAATGTCTGAAGCTCAAAAGAACATGAAACCCGCATCTAAGGATGCGGTTAATCCATACTTTAAGTCTAAGTATTCTAACATTTCATCTGTTTGGGAAGCTATCAGAGGTCCATTAACAGAAAACGGGTTGACGGTATGGCAAGATGTTGTAACCTGTGATAAAAGCGTATCTGTCACAACTAGAGTTGTACATCAATCAGGTCAATGGGTAGAATTTGGCCCCTTGATTATACCTTTAACAAAGTTAGATGCTCAGGTTATTGGCAGCGCTACAAGTTACGCTAAAAGATATGCTTTATGTGCTGCAATTGGCGTTGTTTCTGACGAAGATGATGACGGTAATGCTGCAACTAGAGCTGTTGTACATAATGTCCCCGAACAAAAGCCGGAATTCATCACAATAGGACAACTTCAACAAATCGAGCTAATGATTAAAGGACTAGACGAGGAAAAGAAACTAATCCTAGATCATTACAAGATCACAAGCTTATCGATGATTCCTAAGGATCACGGTAAGGCAATCATCAATAAGCTAGCCGGAATGCAGAAGAAAGAGGTTGAAGTATGACTTATATCAAGCAAGGATCTCAGGAATGGCACGAATTGAGAAGAAGACACATTGGAGCATCCGACAGTGCGGCAATCCTCGGCGTTTCACCATGGAAAACACGATATCAGCTTTGGCAAGAAAAGCTAGGTCTATACGAAACGAAAGAAAACGATGCGATGAGAAGAGGTAAGGCATTAGAAAATGAGGCTAGAGAGTTTTACTCTAGCCTATTAGGTGAATATTTCGTGGATGATGTAAAAACTAAAGGGATCTTCCTCGCTTCTTTAGACGGAATCAATCTAGATAAAACGATTGCCGTTGAGATCAAGTGTCCAAACTTAAAAAGAGTTGAAATTTTCTCAGACACTTTAGAGGTGCCTGGTTATTATTATTCTCAATTACAACACCAGATGTACGTCTATGATTTAGATTCGATTTGGTATGGGGAATATCATCCAGAATTTAAGGTTAATCCGATTGAGGTTGAAAGAAATGACGACTTTTTAAGGAACTATATAGAAAAAGCTGAGGAATTTTGGAGATTCGTAATCACAGGAGTTCCTCCAGAAATGTCAGATAAGGATTGCGTTATCAAAGAAGATATCCGTTGGCAAACGATTGCCCAAGAACTTAAGATTTGCAAATCAAAAATAGATCAGTTAATTCATGAAGAAGAATATCTCAAGGAAGCCCTTATAAATCTCGCTGGTGACCAAAACTCCAAAGGATCTGGGGTAAGTGTCACAAAGACAAAAAAACTTGGCTCAATTAAATATGATGAGATTCCTGAATTAAGATCAGTTGATCTTGAAAAATATCGTAAAGAAGAAAGTTTTTATTGGACTGTTAGATTAGAGAAATAAATATAGTATTGACTATAATTATATGTTTGTGTTAAGATGTTTATCTCAACACAAACCTCTAAGGGTTAATATGGACATCCAACAAGATCTATTCAACAACACTGAATTAGATTTATTCAAAGAAGAATTTAGACGTGAATTGTTAGTCGTTAAACAAAGAAGCGATAACGTACGCCGTGGTTTATTCGCAAGACACAACGAGCTGGTTAAGACTCATCAAAACCAGCAAGTTGAATTGGATATCCAAAAGAAAGATTTGGAAGAATTGAAGAGCTTCGTTTACTCTATGGGTATGCAAAAAGTTGGTTAACGTGGTGTCGTTAATGTCTGTGTCATAGTAAATAAATCGATGAGAATATCAGTAGTTGCATTTGTTCCCGCCACGTTTCCTAAAAAAAAGATTGGTGCGACTGCTGCTATTGGTATATTTGTTGCTATAGGACTAACGTTTATTGCAACTCCATCCATAGAATATGCTATAGATGTAGCAGCTGCGTTTACTGTTACATTTGCGTGATGCCATCCCGTTGCTGCTGCTAAGTTTGAGTTGCTAGTTGTTCTAGTTGAAGCTTTTGCGGTTATGATTTGCCAGCTCCCTGAATTTAAGTTATCGCTATACTTAAAATAAGCTCCATTTACTTGATCGGCGGCTGTACTAGTATCACCCAATCCTATTACTAAATTATATCTATTTGTACCTGTTGACAAAGTATTTATTTTAAAATACCAGTCTACGCTCATAGCTCCCCCACCTAATATAAAAGGTGGAAAATTTGAAATTCCAGTAAGATTCGTTAGAAAGCAAACACACGAAGCTGACCCTGTAACTCCTGCAGCAGTTAATTGCACAATGCCCGGGTGACCTGATTCAGTGACTGCTCCTGAAATGAATGAACTTTGCCAATTATATAAAGATAAATTTGTCCCAGTAACTCCTAGAAAATCATCTGCTACTTGAATTACTGCTGAAGGATTAAATGTTCCTGAAATGGTCTGAAAAGTAGGCAAACTACCTGTTCCTGTACTAGTTAATACAGTTCCAGAAGCTCCCAGTGTCGTGCTTTGTAATGCTCCTGTTGTTGTTGTTCCTCCACAAATAGGAGAATATGCAGTAAAAGAAGTATCTCCAGTTCCTCCCCCCGCTACTTCTGCCGTTCCAAATATAGGATCAGCAGAAGCTCCTTGTGAAATAACTGGCACTCCAGAAGTTGCACTTGGTGCCGCCTGAGCTAATGTACTGGATGTACTTCCACCAATAATTATATTATGAGCGGTTACCGGTGTTCCTGTAAATCCTGTACCTGTAAAACCGGTTATTCCTGTTGTTGTGCAATTGATTGCGTTTCCTGGTGTCGTTGCCATAATTAATCCTTTATGATGTTACTAATGTCCAAGTTCCTATCACTGAATCCGCTCTCCAGACTGTACTAGCACCTGCAGTTATGCATATAAGTTCTATACAATCACCTGCATTATTTGCAGTTGCTGTTCCTGTTGCTCCAGCTAGTCCAGATGTTGAACCAATAAGAATTTGTTGGTTAGCATTAGGTGTAATGACTGCTATTCCGGATTTTCCTACGATCTTTATCATGTCTCCAAGTGTTCCAGATGCTGGTAAAGTGTATGTTACACCTCCTGCCCTATCTGTCACATAACCATTTTGAGCGGCTAATGTTTGAGTGGCGCTTGTTACATCCGTCCAAGCAAAGCTTCCCCCTGTTCCTGATATTGTAATGGAATTATTTCCGTTAGAGATGGAAATACCGCTTCCTGCCGTTAATGTAGCTGCCGCTGGGGTTGTTGTTCCACCAATTAAAAGTTGTCCTGAAGTAAGAGTGGCTGCTTGAAGAATACCTGTTGAAGTCGTATTACTAAATACAGCTCCATTTATATTGAATGATGTAGATCCAGTTCCTCCACCTACGACCAACGCTGTACCAAATAGTGGATCAGCAGAAACACCGTTAGAAATAAGCGGTATACCACTAGTAGCTGATGGTGCTACATTGGTAATGCCATTATTTGTTGCTCCAACTAAAACATCATGCTGTGTCGTAGTTACAGGAGTAAAAAAATTGGTGGTATCAAATCTTACCAAACCATTCTGAGAAATATTTAGTGAATTCGCTACGCCTGCCATTTTTTACCTATGATAAAGGCCAAGATCCAACACTAGCAATAACATGCCATGCTGTATCTGATAATTTATATGTTAGTTCTAATATATCCCCTATATTAGAGCTCGTTGCAGTTCCAGCAACGGAAGATAAATCAGTTCCAAATTGGATTCTTTGACCGGCTCCTGTTTGCACGGTTACTGTAGCTCCAAAATCGTTGTAAATGAGAACAGTATCCCCAGTTACAAGAGATGCAGTTGGAAGATTGACGGTCATTGCTGCATTACAAAATACTCCGTGGTCTACGGAAATGTTATAGGTGGGTCCAACTTCTTCACTCCAATCAAATCCGTCAGTTACGACAGTTACTGTTATTGTGCTTCCAGATCCTGAAGTTGAAATTCCATCTCCACCAAAAACATTAAGGTTATTGGCAACTGGAACTGCAACCCCATTATCAGTTGTGAATTGTGTAGGAACTGAGGGAGGAACTGGGCCTGCTGTTGAACTTATATCACCTGCTTGACTCATCGTTACCTCAGTTTGTGACTAGATATTGAGATACTAAATATAATGAACCAGCCGTTGCTGCAGATCCTGTCTCAAGCTTAACGAAAATTCTTGTTCCGGCTGGAAGAAATTCTCTTCCTAGATCCTTATATTCGTCATATAACCAGAATGATCCGCCTGGTAAAATATCTATGTCATCAACTCCATTTATTGATATGACGACAATAGAGGATGATGTATTCACCATCTTCAATATATAAGAAGGAAAAGAGAGCGGGGATGGAAAAAATTGATACGATCCTGTTAAAGTTGACGTATCAAATCTTTGCATTGTCTCCCAATTAACACGATTTGTATACATCACTCATCCTTTGGTTCTTCTAATTTCTCTAAATGTTTTTCTGACATTTCATTCGCTTCAATGATCTTATTAACGATAAACGTGCGCATCTGAAATAGTGCGTCGTGAATCTCTCCATAAGTAGATTCTATTGGTAGATGTAAGGTGAAGATCTTTTCACCGAGCTTTACTTCTAGTGTTGGATTTGTCTTAATCATATTTTTTCCTTAAATTTTCGATTTCCATGTTATCTTATTAGATAACATGGAAATCGTACGTCGTCAATCTAATTATGTAGGACGAACGATGAAATATGCGTAGCTTGATACATCGCCGGTCTGCGTCGAACCTGGTGTCCCCAGTATAACGCTAGTTACAGTAAAGCTTGCTCCAGCACTAATAGTGTAAGTCAATACACCAAGTGTAGTTGAGGCATTAACCGCTGTTCTTGTAATCAAGATCACATCACCAGCTGCTATGTTTGTATTTGAAATAGTTTGTGTTCCTGCTGTAAGAACACCAGTGCCTATGAAATCTGTGGCAGCACCACCATTAACAAGCAATGTTTTAGCAACGCTTGCAATAGAAAGATGTCCTCCAGTAACGTTAACATTGCCACTTCCCGAATTGATCGTGGTAGTACTTGTTGTGTTGGTAGAACCAAGAGTAACAGTTTGAGCTCCTGCACCTGTACCAATCTTGATTACGTTAGCAGATGTAGCACTATCACCAGCAATGTTTATCGTTTTAATACCTGTGTTGTTAGCAATATTAATTGTTTGAGCACCAGTACCACCCAAAATTGTTGCTGTACCTGTGTTTGCACCTGTTCCACCAAAATTAATCGTTCCTGATGTAGTACTAGGAGCAAACGTATAAGCTGTAGTTGCAGCACCATCTAAAGAGAAGTTGCCTGTACCTGCAAGTAAGGATAAAGATGAAGCACCATTGCTACTTCCTATTGTGATTAAATTAGCACCTGCACCATCTCCAATATTGATTGTTTTACCGCCAGTTGAATGACCAATATTGATTGTTTGTGCACCGGTTCCTGGGCCAATCGCGATTGTACCTGTATGAGCACCTGTTCCACCGACAGTAATTGTTCCTGTCGTCATTGCGGTACCCATATTAATTGCACCAGCTGTTTGAACAACCCCTAAAGAAAGTGTTCCAGCTCCAGCACCATTCATAATCTTAACTGCGTTAGTTCCGCTAGAAGAACCTAATATAATATCACCAGTTTGAGCAGTACCGCCTATTGTAATCGTTCCTGTTGTTGTTGATGCGCCTACTGTATATGTAGAACCAGCTACACCATCAAGAGTATAATTACCAGTTCCTACATGTTCTGTTAAGCTTGCGGCTCCATTAGTTGTACCAATTGTAATAACATTAGCCGATGCTCCATCACCAATTTGGATTGTCTTAACCCCAGTTCCTCCATGACCAATCGTAATTGTCTGAGCTCCTGTGCCTGGTGCAATTGCAACTGTTCCTGTTTGAAGTCCTGTTCCTCCAATAGTGATAGTACCAGTAGTCATTGCAGCGCCAATATTTACAGCACCACCAACTTGAACGTTAGCAATATTAACGGTAGACGCACCGGATCCATTAGCAATTAATAAAGAGTTGGTTCCAGAAGAACTTCCTAAAGTAATTGTTCCTGTCTGGGCTGTACCACCTATTGTAATCGTTCCTGTAGTCATACCAGCACCAGCGCTTATTGAACCACCTGTCTGTGTATTTGCTAAATGAAGAGTAGTTGCTCCTGCTCCATCCGCAATCAAAACAGAATTTGTTCCACTTGAACTACCAAGTGTAATTGTGCCTGTTTGAGCAGTACCACCTATTGTAATCGTTCCTGTAGTCATTCCTGTACCGGCATTAATTGCTCCGCCGGTTTGAACCACGCCTAAACTTAAAGTACCAGCACCAGAACCATTCATAATTCTTACGGCATTTGTACCTGAGGATGAACCCAATGTTAAGTTTCCTGTTTGGGCAGTTCCACCTATTGTAATCGTCCCTGTCGTTGTAGAAGTACCTATAGTATAAGCAGTTCCAGTTGTTCCATCTAAAGTAAAAGTTGTTCCAGCTTTCATTACCAAAGAAGTAGCAGATGCACTTCCAAGAGTAATAACGTTAGCTGCTGCATCATCGAATAATTTTATTGTATTACCTCCACCGACTGCAGTAAGCCCTCCAGCACCAGATGTTAATGTAATCGCTCCGGAAGATCCTCCAATTGTTGTAGTTCCTGCTCCTGAAGCATTTAATGATACCGTTCCAAGTGCTGTTAAATTAGTAAATGTACCAGCTGCCGGTGTCGTTCCTCCTGTTGCTGGAGGTGCAGCAAAAACAGCAGCTAAATTACTAGGTTGAACGGCTAAGGCTGTAACTCCGGGAACTGTGGCAGTACCCGCTACCGCTTGAGCATCTGTAGCTAAATTTGTTATACCTGTTACAGTTGTTTGAGCAATATTAGCACCACCTAAAACAACGCTTTGAACATAGGTAAATACGTCATTTGCTAAAGGAACATATGCTCCAGATGGGGCCGTTCCTGCTTCTAATTGAGCCAAAGTTGAAAGAGTGACAATACCAGGTGTTGATGTTGTTGCCGCACCATTACCCCCCGCCTGCCAAGTTACTCCATTAAAGACATATTCCGTAGGAGGTGATGTCAATGTGTCGAAATATTGTTGTCCTAATGCTCCTTGTAAATTAGCCGATGGTACTCCTCTTCCTGAAATTGCTGGGGGAGGAACTGCTACTAAACCACCAATGCCATAAACTGATATACTCATGATAAATCTCCTTGTGAATAAAAACTTAACATAGCATATTTAAGGTAGATGTCAAATAATTTTTAATATGTTAACAAACATTGTATTTTAATCATAAATAGTGAAGAATAGTCACAATGATAAATCTAGATAAAGATTTCTATAACATCGTTGAATTTGCTCTAAAGTTAGGCTTGCACCCAAATACGATAAGGCAATACATTAGATCTGGGTTGATAAGTGCGCTTAAGCTTGGAACTGAGAAAAGGACGGTTTATAGAATTCCACATAGTGAATTTGAAAGACTTGCTAGATGTAATATGAGAGATGTTTTAAAGAAAATGGTGAAAGAAGGGGTTAAGGATGTCTGAAAAAGAATTCATAAAAAAACAACTTGAAGAAATCAAAAATATTGAAAATAGCCTATATCCTCCTGAAAAATTCGATTGGCCAGATAATATTTTAGACTTAAGAGGAGATTGTTGTTGGAAGAATTTGAGAATAATCTCAGACGAAGAAGAAATTATTATTCCTAGAGAAAAGCTATTTGCTAAGGTTAAGGAGATTTTTTCTGATGATTCGAACTTGTAGAGGATATAAATGGGACAATCCATATCAAGAACAAGTACATAAAATAAATACAAAACTTAATCTTGAAAATTATTTTTTTGTAATGATGAAGTTTTACCTTGATCCTAGTTCTATTTCATTTAAAACTCTTATGAATGCTAAAAGAGCAAAGCAGATGTCTATAGCGGATATTAGGAAGTTGGATTACAGCATTAATGACATTAATATGATTTTTAGAGAGATATCTTTTTCAATGCATCAAGATTTATATAAACATTTTCCAATGTATAGCGAAAGAAAAAAAATTGAGACAATGGAAATGATATCTAGAATTTCAGAAAAACTCTATCAATCCGTCTTGCAATAATAAAAATTTTTAGATATCTTCAGATTTTAATTTGGAGGTACCTTGTCTCTCTACCTTCCGCCTTGGAATAACACTCTTGAGCCGTCGCAAAACAATATTAGACAGTGGTTGGATAACCTCCAAGCCAAATGTATGCCTGTCGAACAATCCCGTTGGAACCAATCTAACATCGACAGCCTATTCTATGCGGGTTCTCAAACATTTGTAAATCGATATTTTGGATTTCAACCGACTTCTAATGCTTCGCAATATTACTTCAATCTAGTCCAGCAGCCTGTCAATATGATTACTGGATATCAAAGACAGCACAGAAAATCTATTAATTATGTTCCCACTGAGGGTTCTGATCCAAATACTACAGATCAATATACGAGATTAATGACTCACGTATGTAATACTAATGGCATACATGAGCAGATGTCAAAAGCTTATGAATTGTCGGCTATTTCTGGTCTTGTGATGGTCCAACCTTATCTTGATTATACTACTGATGATCATGCTCAAGGAGAGCTTAAGTTAAAAATCTGGGAGTATAACTCTTTTTTAGTAGATCCATATGCTAGAGAGCCTGATTTTTCTGATGCTCAATACATGTGGTTTCAGGAGTATATTTCTAAACAAGTCGCTAGAGATAGATTTGGAGAAAGGGCACAAGAAGTTTCTAATATGGTTAGTGCTCCTAAAGCCTATGGAAATTTCTACTTCCTTCCTGAAAATTACAACATGGCTAAGAACGATCTATTAGTCCTTTCTTATGTTTGGTATAAATGGAAGACTAGAAAGAAAAGACTATATAGCCGATCACAAAACATGTTTTTTGATTTCGCTGGTGGTGAAGAAAATCTAGAAAAGATTCTCTATCATATAGAAGATATGGAAGCGGTTACGGTAGAAGTTCCATGCTGGAAGTTGGCAACTGTTTTAAATGATCAGCTCATGTATTTGGGTGAAAATCCCATGGGAGATATTGGAGTTCCAGCTGTTCCTGTATATTGGAACTATGACCCGCATGTGAATCAATATGACTTGAGGGTAAGAAGCTTGGTCCGCACTATGCGTGATGCTAATTTCCTTTTCAATTATAAGGTTATCCAAAATAACGATATAGCAGCTGCTACAATTAATGCCGGATGGAAAAGAAAATCAGGCGCTGTTGCAAATGAAGACAATCTAAAGAAATCTGGTCAAGGATGGGATATCATTATTAATGATGGCTATGAAATGGATGATGTACAAAAGATCATTCCTAGCGCAGTTCCTGAATCTGATTTAGCATTAGCCGAACAAATGGCAAAACTAGTTTTCCAAACGAGTGGAATTGATCTTGAGAATTGGTCTGGTCAAAATGATAAAATGATTAGTTCTCTTACAATGATGCTTAAGCAAGCTGCCAATCTCATGGTCTTCCAAAAGTATTTTGATCAATGGGATTATGCTTTTAAAAAAGTAGGAAGCAAATTACTCCAACTTGTCCTTTATAATTGGAACGCAGCTAAGGTAGGTATGCTAATTGGACAAGAGCCCTCCCCTCATTTCTTTTCTCGTATCTTCGCAAAATATCAAGTCATCATTGAAGAAGGCCTTTTAACTCCTACTCAAAAGAACTTCCAAGCTCAGCAAATGCTTGAGATCAATGAAAGGTTTGGTAGAGAAGTATTGCCTGCCTCCATGATCATTAAAGATATGAATATTCAAGGAAAGACTGAGATTATGGAATACTTGCAACAGCAAGAAATGCAGGCTGCAGCTGTTCAGAATGAAGCACAGAATATCCAACATGCCTTTGAAGAAATGAAGATGAAAGAGCTGATTGCTAAGATTCATAATCAGCTTTCAATGGCAAGGGAAAGGGATTCTAGGGCTGAATCTAATGTAGGTTTGTTTGAAGAAAGAATGTCAATGATATCTAAGAACCACGCATTAGCATCAAAAGAAAAAATGGCTGCTCTCACTGCATTGTTAGAGTCTATTCAGAAATTTGGTGAGATTGAAACATTTTTACAAGCTAATAACCTTGAATCAATAAAATATGACGATGAAGAAACAGAAAAGATCTCAAGACAGCAAGTAGAAAGAACAGAAGCTTCTAAAAAGTTTATGCAGCAAATAATGATGGCTAAACCTCAACAACATACTCAAGAGATGCAAGGACAGCCTCAGCAAGAAATGGCTGGACAAGCAATGCAGTAGGTATATGAATGTCGTTTACGAAAATGAAGACTTTCTGTTACTTAGTAATGGGAATTATATCTATCAGGGTGCGAATATGGTTTCTATATGCGGTCAGTATCATATTGAAGACTGTGAGAGAATTGAAGAAAATTTTAAGAAAATGAAAAAAGAAAACCCAAACTACTTCAGGCAAGATATTCTATGCCTTGAAGAAAAATAAAGGAGAATATTATGAGTGGTGGTCAAAGAATTGATGATCATTCTTTCTGGGCCGGAGGTAGATCAAAGGGATCTCCTTTTCCAGAAGGTGC